CTCGCCATCGGCATGACCGCCGTCGCGATCGTGTGGGGCACCGTCGCCATCGGCAGCATGCTCACCCTCCTCGCACCCCCGTGGGCCGCCTACCTCGTCGCCGGAGTGTTCGATGCGGGCTGGGCGGCATGCCTCGTCGCCGAGTGGCTGCTGCGCTACGACAGCCGCCGCGCCGAGATCCCCATGCGTGTCGGTGTAGCCCTCCTCGCCGTATCGATGGCCGCGATCATCACGCATGGTGCGCTCGCCGGACCGTGGGGCTGGGTCATCGGCATCATCGGCGCCCTCGTCTCCGCCGCCGCGAAAGGCGTGTGGGCGGTCGGTATGCACACCATCCGCATCAAGCTGGAGCCGAAGTACGAGGCGTACCTCAACGCCCGCCGCCAGAAGGCCGGCACCGAGATGGCCCTCGCGCTCGGGGAACGGGACCGGCTACTGACCGAGGACCGCACGGTTGCCCTGAAGCTCGCCCTTGAGGGACGCCGCCCGACAGCCGAACCCGTGGCCGAGGTACTGGACCATGCTCCGGACCAGCCGCAGTCCACCCCGGTTCAGGCCGCTGACCAGCCGGTGGACCAGATCGAGGCCCCGGCCGGACCGGTCCCGGTCCACACCGTGAACCAGACCGCGGGCCGCCCGGTTCAGCCCAAGGACCAGGTCGCCGAACTCCACCTGCGCCTCAAGCGCGGCGACCACATCACCAAGAGCCAGGCCGCGGTCATCCTCGGCGTCCCCGAGTCGACCGCCTACCGCCGACTCACCGCCGCGCAGGCACTCCTGAACCAGTACCGCTGACCGCCGCCCCGCCCCGGGCCCCCGCCTCACCGCGGGGGCCGCGCCGTCTCCGGAGCCCTCGTGAAGATCACCCGCACCGATGCCCTCGCCACGTTCGCCGCGCCCAGCCTCGTCTCCGCCGCCGCGCTCGCCGCCGACATGCAGTACGGCGACCACGCCGCGGCCGTCGAGCTCGTCACCGCGCTCGCGGCCGGCTCCCTGTCGTGGACGTCGTTCTCCAGGAAGTGGCCGGCCAGTCTCTCGTGGTCCGCGATGGGCGCGGCCGGAGTGTTCACGCAAGCCTGGGTCACCACCGCAGTCGGCGGCTGGACGGTCGCATACGCGTGGCTCGTCGCGGCCGGCGCCACCGCAGCAGCCCGCGGCGTATACCGGCATGCGGTCCGCCACGACGAGATCAAGCTGGAGCAGGAGTCGGTGAAACTCCAGACCGGACTGGTCCGCCTCCAGATGGCCCACCACACCCTGGTTCAGAAGACCGCCCCCGAACCGGTCCAGTCCGGACCGGACCTGACCGGGCGGACCGTGGAAGAAGCCAGGCTGCGGACCGTGGTCCACGAACTGTTCGCCACCGAACTCCCGGGCTGCACCGTGGAACGGACCAGGACCGGCTGGACTGCGGTTCTCGACCTGCCCGTGAACCTGGACCGGACCCGGCTGCGGACCGCGTGGCCCAAAGTCGCGGGCGGCATGGGCGTGGCCGGGGAGTTCGTCCTGAACGACGGGGCCCTCACGAACCAGCTCGTGGCCCGGTTCATCGACGGCGACCCGCTCACCGCGATGGTCCCCTACGTTCGGTCCACGCCCGGCGCCCGGTTCACCGAACCGGTCCTTCTCGGCGTGGACCGGTTCCTCAACCCGGTCTGGCTGGACCTGGCCTACAACCACACCCTCGTCGCCGGTTCATCCAAGTTCGGTAAGTCCACCCTGGTCCGGTCCATCGTGGTCCAGCTCGCGGACCGGCCCGACATCGTCCTCTACGGCATGGACCTCAAACCCGGCGCGCCGGAGCTCACCCCGATGGCGCCGATCCTCCAGGACGTCGCCGAGACCCCGGAGCAGGCCCACGCCCTGCTGGACTGGCTGAAGGAGGAACTCGGCGAGCGCGGCGAGATCCTCGCCCAGGCCGGCGACCAGGAGTGGGACCCGGAGAAGCACGGCCGCCCGGCGATCTGGGTCATCGAGGACGAGTTGGCCGAGCTGGTCAGGCAAGGTGACGGTGACCCGTGGAAGAAGATGCCCGCATCGAAGAAGCAGGAGTCCCTCCTCGCGCTGATGCGGTTCGCCGGCATGCACTTCCTGTCCGCCACCCAGCAGCCGTCGAGGAAGGTGTTCGGCGGGACCACGGACGCCCGCGGAAACTATGCGAACCGGCTGTCCACCAGGATGAATGACGCGGACCACCGACGGTTCATCTTCGGCAACACCCCTGGCTGGGAGCCCGGACGGTTGGACCAGCCGGGCAAGTTTCTCCTCCAGTCGCCGGTGCACCAGGTGGCGCAGCCGTACAAGGGGATGTGGCTGACCGGTACCGAGTTCAAGGCGGAGGTCGCCCGGATCGGCGCGACGACCGTGCGGGCCCCGGTGGGGAAGCGGCTGATCCTCCCGGTGCCCGGCGACAGCAACCAGGAGAAGGTGCGGAACACGCTCACGAAGTACGGGAACTGCACCCGGCGCGAGCTGGAGATAGCGACCGGGCTGGGCGACAAGCAGGTGCGGGATGCGGCCGGCGCGCTGCGCCCGGAGGTCGAGCGCTGCGAGGACACGCAGACGTGGCGGATCGTCCCGTCTAGCGCGTGGGAGGCTCAGGTTGTGGCGGGCTAGCAAAGCCGCAGGTCACGCCCTGCTTAGTGGGGGGTGGATTGGGGGGTGTACGGCCGGGGCCTGCCGCGCGGACTGGCGGCGGGTCGGCGGCCCCCTGATTCACCCCCGGTTCTGCCACACTGGAAGCCCCCGGACCCCACCGCGAACCCCCAACGCGGTGGGGTCGCCTCGTTCCCACCCACGCTGTCGGTGCCGGCCGCTACGATCCGCGCACCAACGTCCTTGGGGGGACCATGCGCCGTACCGCTGCTCTGCTCGCCTGCCTGCTGCTCCCGCTCGCCGGGTGCTCGTCTGGCGGGGAGCCGGAGAAGAAGACCGTCACCGTCACGGCCACTCCGACGCCTACCGCCGCGCCGTCGCTCAGCCGGGCCGAGACGGCACGCCTGTGCAGTGTCGCCGTCTCCGAAGCGGCCCCGGGCTGGGACGACTGGAACTTTGACCTCGGCAGCTGGCAGGACGATCCGCGAACGCCCGAGGTGTGCAAGGGGCTGGCGGATGCAGAGTGGCCGCCGCGCGGGAACCGGGCGTTCCAAGATGCGTTGATCGACGGGCTGGAGTTGGCGGACGATCCGCGCGCCCGGTCGTAGGGCGTACGCGGAAGGCCCCGCCGGATTGGCGGGGCCTTCGTCGTGCGGCGGGCTACTCGCCGTACAGCTCGACGCGCAGCCGGAGGAACCCCAGTAGACGCAGCACGTCTCGCTCATGGGTTCGGCTCCTCGCCGTCGACCCTGGCCGTCTCGACTGCGGTCGGGTTGATCTCCTCGGAGATCAGGAGCAGCGACACTGCGATCCCGGACCGTTCGGCGTCGGTCAAGGTGGGCGACTCCAGCTTGTCGGCGAACCAGCGGAGACTGTCGGGAAGGCTACGGCGGCTGATGATCGGATAACTCATGCGTTCTTCTCCTCGTCGCGCGCGCTCGCGTTCAGTCGTGCCCGGTGCTTGCGTACCCCGTCCTCGTCGTACGGCGCGTCTACCTCGATCTCTGCGTGGATGCGCTGGTACACGCCGTCCTCGATCAGCTCGATGTCCAGCTCGGTCCACGGGGTAGGGCCGACGAGCGGCGTGATCGTCTTGATGCGTTCGACAAGCCAGTCACAGTGCATGGACCAGCGGCCGTCCAGCGCGTCACGGCGTGCGGTCTGGAGATCGGTCCACAGGTAGGACAGCTCGTCACGCAGGGCGCTGCGCAAGGTCTCGATGTCGCTCATGTGGTGGTCTCCTCGCTGGCCGCCGGGCGCTCCGGCGGGTACACGTCGAAGGCGCAGTTCGGCTCGCGACCCTCGATCTCCTCGAAGCCCACACCCAGCGGCTCCAGCACGTCCATCAGCTTGTTCGCCAACGCCTGCGCTTCACCCCACTGCTCGTACCCGACCTGCCCAGTGAAGCGCGCCGTCACGGCCACGCGGGCCGCCGTCGGGGTGCTGCTGGCCTCGACGGCGAACCCTGTGGTCTCGAAGTACTCGGCGGGTCGCAGGCTGGGCAGCGGGGTGAATCCAGATGCGGCGAGCTGTTCGGTGGTCCACGCGACGGCGTTGCTCATGAGGGCGTCACCTTCCCGTCGCGGATGCGGGCAACGTACTCGCGCGTCCAGCCCGTCGCCTCAACGACCTCGCTGAGCCTGCCGCGCGGATACGGCTTGGGCTCGGGGAAGAGCTGCGGGACAAGGGTCCGGATCCAGTTGCGGTCCTCTTCGTTCTTTCGGTCTCGCTCCCTGATCCGGAGTGCGGCTGCTCGGACTTCTTCGAGCTTCTCTTCGTAGCTACTAGCCATGGCCCCAGTATGCCACCAATGTAGGCGGACGCAATGTGCCTACAGAGTTGACATGAGAACAGCGTAGGCCTACATTGGTCTCACAAGGAAACGCCGCACCAAGGGGGACCACCGTGACCGCCGCCACCCGCACCCGCCGCAACACCCTCCGCACCGCCCTCCGCACCAGCCGCGCCCTCGGCTACCGCACCCTCTCCGGCCACATCGCCGCAGCCGTCGAAGCCGGCCGGCTCATCACCGTCGGTACCTTCCTCGACCGCATCGGCGGCGCAGACCTCCCCGACGGCAAGCGCAGCTGGTTCGGCCGGCACGCCAAGGCCGCCCACATCGCGGCCACCGGCACCGAGCCCGTCCGGGTGTGGGCGCGGCACCGCACCACTGGCCGCTGGATCCACGTCAACGTCTTCCACCCCATCGACGACGCCCTCTACACCGCCCTCGACTCCTACAAGGCGACGCGGTACCTCCTCGCCGACATGTACGCGAGGTGCGCCTGAGACCAACTCCACGACGCAGCAGACGAACCGGACCGGCCGCCAGCAAGGGGACCCCACCCATATGCGCACCTACGCCACCGCCCAGCTGATCGGCGACCGCTCGCACCAGTGCGATGCCACCGCGACCGCCGCCGGCCCCAACGGCACCCGCGCCCACGTCCTCCTCGACGGCATCGGCAGCTCCGACGAGACCCGCGACTGGACCCGTACCGCGGCCCGAAAGCTGGCCCGCTCCGCCGCCTACCACGCCGACGCGGAAACCGGCCTGCGCACCCAGTACGAGAAGTACGCCGCCGACCCCGACCGGCAAGGCCCCTGGGGCTTCGGACCGAATGCCTGCGCGATCGTCGCCGTCACCACCCCACGCTGGCTCACCATCGCCTGGTGCGGCGACACCCGCGCCTACCTGATGGTCCGCGGTACAGTCCTGCGGCTCACCGCCGATCACAACCTGCGGCGCGTCTATCCGCCGGACGACGTCTACCCGACCGGCGGGAGCCGCAACACGGTGACCAGCTGCCTCGGCTCTCCGCACACCGACGACGAGGTGAAAGCCGAGTACGGGCACCCCGCGATCGAAGCGGTCACCCGCCCCGCCGAGGACTGCCGACTGTTGCTCGCCTCTGACGGCGCGTACGAGCCGTTGGAGGACTCGCTGCGCAACCTCGCCGACTACCTCACCGGCGCGCCCGGCTATGCGGCCCGTGACTTCGTCACCGCCGCCGTCGAGCACGCCACCCTGCACGCCGACAACGCCACCGTCCTCATCGCAGACCTTGCCGCCCGCTGAAGGAGACCCCCATGGACAAGCTCAACCCCGACGCCCTCGCCGAGTGGGGCGAAGAGGAAAGCGCACCCGATGAGGACGTACGGCCCGGCGTGCAGCGCGACGTCACCGCCCAGATGATCGCGGACTACGTCACCGACGAGGGCGACCTGCCCCGCGAGTCCGCCGAACCCTTCGGCCAGTACCTGCACCAGGCGTGGAACGACTACGTGGAGAGCGAGACGCTCACGCAACGGGACCTGATCGCCGGGGCCCTCGCGTTCTGGCGCGGCACCGCCTGAACCGCAGTCACCCGCCCCGCCGTCACCTTCACCCAAGGAGCACCCCATGGACTTCCGCCAGGCCTTCAACATCGTCACCGCCGAACTCACCCCGCAGCCCTGGGACTACACCATGGCTTCCGGCACCCGTCTCCGCGTCATCCCCGCCGGCCTGCACGCAGACAAGGGCGACGCCGAGGTACTCATCCGCATCACCCGCCCCGACGCCACCGGCCTCTACGACTACGGAGTCACCGGACCCGACAGCCGCGGCGTCGCCGAAGTCGGCGTACCCACCGCCGTCCTGCCCGGCCTGATCCAGGCGCTCACCGATCAGGAAACCTGGGAGGACAACACTCTGATCGCCGGTGCTCTCTTCGTGCGCCCGGACGTCTCCGGTGTGGCCGTGACCGTGACCGAGATTCACTCCGCGGACCGGCAGGAGAAGGCGTTCGCCAGCCTGCCGGAGGCGCAGCGCCTCCCGCTCGCGTCCGCACTGCGCCGCGCCCTGGACGTCGCCCGAGGCTGGGAGAGCTGACCGCTCGTCGTCCTTAGGTGGCTCGCTCCGGCTGCGGGCCACCCTGACTGCCCGACACGACAGGATGAACCACATGGCCAGCCCCGCCTCCGCCGTCCACGAGATCCGCCACGAAGTCCGCATCGACCTCACCGACGCCCCCAAGCTCACGGATCTCATCGGCCGCCGACGCAAGCCCATCGGCGTCCACCTCATCTACGGCCTCCGCCGAGACATCACCCGCGTCGACATCGCCATCCAGTGGGAGGGCGAGGCGTCACTGTGGTCCCCGTCCCACGAGATGCCGCCCTGGCTGCGGCAGATCATCGACGGTCACCGGCCGCGCGACGTGGACGAGCCGGACGACTACCGCCCGACCGGTGCGGGCGGCTGGCCGATCGACGCCAGCGCCCGCCGCGCCTGACCCCGCGCCCGCCGAAGGCCCGCCCCGGGGCGGGCCATCCCGATACTCTGACGAAGCCGCCACTCACCTAGGGGAGAATCGTGGGAAACCTCGTCAAATCAGTCCAGCAAGCGCCCGCCCACCAGCAGTTCGCGCCCGGCTGCTTCGACAGCCAGATCGGCAAGACGGTACCGCTGAAGGGCGACGGGCAGCAGATCGGCAACTGCAAGATCGTAGGTGCTGAGGTCGCGGAAGACGGCCTGTCGGTGACGCTGACCTATGAGGTGCCGGACGGAGTCATCCCGGCGCCTCCCATGAGCTTCTCGGTGGACTGACGCCGCAGCACACGGCTCGACTGGCCCGCCCCGGATGGTGACCGGGGCGGGCCCTTCCGTGCGCCCGGAAGATCATCCCCCGAACCCGCGCCACAATCCACCCATGACCGCCTACCCGGCGCGCTGCCCAGCCCGCAACCTCAACGGCCGCCTATGCAGCGCCCGCGCAGGCCAAGGCACCAACCACCCCGGATACGGCACCTGTAGCTGGCACCTAGGCGCCACCCGCCCCGTCGAAGAGGCATGGACCATGGCCCAAGAACTCGCCAACGAACACAACATCACCCCCCACGAAGCGCTCCTCGGCCTCGTACGCACCGCATCCGCACGCGCCGCATGGACCGACCTCATCGTCGCCAACACCATGCGCGAACACGTCGAGGGCGGCGGTGACCCGCTGAAGCCGCCGTCGGGGGTGCTGCCGTGGCTGGCTCAGTCCCGCCTCGAACGCAAGATCGCCGCAGGCACTGCGAAGCAGGCCGTAGACGCAGGGGTGATGGTCGCCTTGGAACGACGCCTCGACATGGAGGGCGAGCTGGTGGCATCCGCGCTCGCGGCTGCACTGGATTCGCTGGAGCTGGACCACGAGCAGCGAGTGAAGGCGCTCGGCGCCGCGCAGCAGCACCTCCTCGGCGCCGGCGGAACCGCCATCGCAAGCTGAGACCCCCGGTCCGGAATGCGCGCCCGGATTCCGCTGGCATCCTGCCGCGCATGAGAGGCGTCATCCTTGCCGGCGGCCGGGGCGCCCGGCTCGGCGACACCACCCGCGTCGTCAACAAGCATCTGCTGCCCGTGTACGACCAGCCGATGATCTACCACCCGATCCGTATCCTCCGGGCGATGGGATGCGACGACATCCTCATCGTGACTGGCGGGGAGAACGTTGGCGGGTTCGCGCAGCTGTTGGGATCCGGGTTCACGTACCGGGTGCAGGAGCAGCCGGACGGAATCGCCGGAGCGCTCGCCAAGGCGGAGGGCTACGTCGACGGCCTGTTCCCCGTAGTCCTCGGCGACAACTACTTCGCGGCCGACTTCGTCATGCCGGACCGGCCGTCGATCTACACGACGCCCACCGAGCGCCCGTCGGCGTTCGGGATCTACGAGCCCGGCGCAGGCCGGATCGTGGAGAAGCCGAAGGATCCGGTGTCGGATCTCGCGGTGACCGGGCTGTACGTGTACGACGACCGGGTCTTCGACACCATCCGCGGCCTGGTCCCGTCGGCGCGCGGCGAGTTGGAGATCACGGACGTCAACAACTGGTACCTGTCGCACGGCCTGATGGACGTGCACACGGTGCCGGGAGTGTGGTCGGACATGGGGACACCCGACTCCCTGCTCCGGGCCGCACTCCACGCGCAGGCGGCCAACGCGTGAACCTTTACCGCGCGGCCGTCATCCCCACCCGGGACCGGCACGACATGCTCGACGACTGCATCAACTCCGTCATCGACCAAGTCGACCGGGTCGTCGTCGTCGACAACCTGTCGAACCCGCCGATCGACCCCGAGCCGTGGCACGGCAAGGTCGGCGTGTTGCCGCGGCCGATCGACCCGCCGAACATCAGCGCGTTGTGGAACGCAGGCATCGCTTTGGCGAACTCGATCGCATACGCCAAGCAGGTGGACCGGTGGGACATCGCCGTCCTCAACTCCGACGTCATCGTCCCGCCCGGCTGGATCGAGACGCTGTCCACCGCCATGCGGTCGACCACCGCGGTCCTCGCCTACCCGGACCAGCACGGCGGCCAGCAACGGATCCTCCACACCAAAGCCGAACCGATCGACCTGCGGCAGCGCATCACCGGCTACGCGTTCATGCTCCGCGGCGAGCACGGCCTGCGATTCGACGAAGACCTGGCCTGGTGGTACGGCGACGACTCGGCGGACTGGACCGCCCGCGAACAAGGCGGCGCCCTCCTCGTCCCCGGCATCCCCGTCGAACACCGCGCCCCCAACGTGTCCACCCACGAACGCCCCGAACTGCTGGAACAAACCGGCCGCGACCGCGCCACCTTCCAACAGAAATGGGGCCGCACCCCATGGTGAACAGGAGTACGAGCATGCGCATCGCAGTCACTGGCGGGTCCGGCTTCATCGGCCAAGCCACCATCGCGGCGGCCGAGAACGCCGGCCACACCGCCTGGTCGTTCGACCGCGCGCACGGCAATGACATCCTCGGCAGCCTCGACGCCCTCGACGGCGCGGACACGGTCATCCACCTGGCCGGCATGCTCGGCACGTCGGAACTCTTCGACGACGCCGAGGCTGCGGTGGAGGCGAACGTGGTCGGCGCGCTGCGGATCCTGCGCTGGTGCGAGCGGCACGACGCCTCGTACGTGGGGATCACGATGCCGCCGGTCTTCCCCAGCGTGTACACGGCGACGAAGGTGTGCGCGGACCGGCTGGCGACGGCCTGGCATGAGGCGTACGGGGTGCCGGTCAGTCACGTGCGGGCGTTCAACGCGTACGGGCCCGGCCAGAAGTGGGGTCCCGGGCATCCGCAGAAGATCGTGCCGACGTTCGCGCGCGCTGCGTGGGAGGGCAAGCCGCTGCCGGTGTGGGGTGACGGCGGGCAGACCATGGACCTGGTGCACGCGGACGACGTCGGCCGGATGCTCGTCGATGCGGCGGCGCACGGTGACGACGTCACCTTCGACGCCGGGACGGGGCAGGCGGTCACGGTGAATGAGCTGGCCGAGTTCGTGCTGGAGCAGACGGGTTCGACGGCGGGGGTGGAGCATCTGCCGATGCGGACGGGTGAACGCCCGACGCGGATCGTCGCGGCTGGTGACGGCTGGGAGCGGCTGGACTGGAAGCCTGAGTTCAACTGGTCGCGTGTGGCGCAGGTCGTGGAGTGGTATCGGTCACCGGCATGAGCGATGTAGCGATCCTGACGGCGATCTATGACGGGTACGACGAGCTGAAGCCGGTCCTGCCGCAGGCTGGCGTCGACGTGGAGTGGGTGTGCGTCACGGACGGCGCGCCACTCCCGGACGCCGAGGCGGCGCGCGGCTGGTCGATGGTGTGTGATCCGCGTCCGGGGGTGCATCCGAATCGGGCGGCGAAGCATCCGAAGTACGAGCCGTGGAAGTACACGGACGCGCCCGTCAGCCTGTGGGTGGATGCGTCGTTCCGGGTGGTGTCGGAGACGTTCGCGGTGGAGGCGACGGCGGGGCTGACGGACGAGGAGCCGATCGCGCAGTTCGTGCATCCGTGGCGGGACTGTCTGTTCGCGGAGGCCAAGGAGTCCGTAGGGCTGGCGAAGTATGCGGGTGAGCCGACGTTGGAGCAGGCCGAGTCGTACCGGCAGGCCGGGCATCCGGAGGGCTGGGGGCTGTGGGCGACGGGGGTGATTGCGCGCCGTCACACTGAGGCGGTGCGGCGGATGGGCTGGCTGTGGCTGGCGGAGACGTACCGGTGGTCGTTTCAGGATCAGATCTCGCAGCCGTTCGCGCTGCGGGAGAAGGGGCTGCGCCCGACGGCGTTCCCCGGGTCGCATCTGGCCACGCCGTGGCTGGCTTACGAAGGAAGCGGAAGGCACTGATGAACGAGCAGACACCGAGCGTGGGTAGGATCGTCCACTACGTCTCGCATGGGACCCCGGTCCGGGAGGACGGCACGCAGGCGTACGCGGCGAAGTGCCGGGCCGCGATCGTCACCGAGGTCGACGGGGTCAAGCCGTTCTGGGTGGGCCTCGCTGTCCTCAACCCGACGGGCCAGTTCTTCCACTCCCTGGACAGCGGCGGCTGCATGGCCGACTTCACCGAGAACCAGGGCGGCTCCTGGCACTGGCCGGAGCGTGTGTGATGGCGAGCATCGAGATCGGCGGCGGCCACCTGGTCCAGCCCGGCTGGATCAACCTGGACCCCCGGCACGGATCCGGCGAGTGGAAGCGGGAAGCCCAGGACACACCCTGGCCGACCGGAGACCACACCGTGGACGCGATGCGGGCCAGCCACGTCATGGAGCACATCCCCGCCGGTCAGCCGCGCATTGACGTGATGAACGAGGCGCACCGCGTCCTCAAGCCCGGCGGCGTGTTCGAGATCCGGGTACCCAACGCGTCGCAGGGCTGGCACGCGTACGCCGACCCCACCCACGTCAGCTTCTGGATCATCGAGTCGTTCCACTACTTCGACGGAACGAAGGCCGCGCATGCGGACTACGGCATCCGCCTATGGACCACGCGCGAGCTGCTGATCCAAGGCGACAACGAGATCCTCTGGAAGGGGACGCCACGGTGAGCGCTCGTGACGCTCTCGTGTCTGCGCTGTGGGACAACTACACCGCAGCCCAGAAGAACGCGTTCATCGACGCCTTCGCGCACGAACTCGCGGAGAAGCAGCGGGCGGAGCAGGCGCGGTGCGAGACGGAGCAGCGGAGCAGCTTTGGCCACCTGGACCACGAGTGCGAAATGCAGGGCGGAGCTGTGCGTCATATGGCCGACTTCATCGATCCACTGAAGGGCGCGACGTGAAGCCGGGGGTGACGGTGGTGACCCCTTTCCACGACCAGCGGCGCACCAACGGCATGCTCGAACGCGCCGCCGCCTCCGTCCGCGCACAGACCGTCCCCGTCGAACACATCCTCGCCGAAGACATCCACCACATGGGTGCCGCCATCACCCGCGCCCACGGCCTCGCCCTCGTGGAGACGGAGTGGGTTGCGTTCCTCGACAGCGACGACGAGATGGACCCCGACCACATCGAGCAACTCCTCGCCTGCGCCGAGCAGACGGGCGCTGACTACGTGTACCCGTGGTTCCGGGTGCGCGGCGGCACCGACCCGTTCCCCATGTTCTTCGGGAAGCCCTTCGACCCCGCCTGCCCGAACTCCACCACCATCACGATCCTCGTCCGCACCGAGCTGGCCAAGACGGTCGGGTTCGTCCGCGACCCGGCGACACAGGCAAGCGGCGAAGACTTCCTGTTCACCAAGGGCTGCATCGCCACCGGGGCGAAGATCGTGCACCTGCCGCGCCGGAGCTGGACCTGGCATCACCATGGCGGGGGCAACACCAGCGGCCTCCCCACCCGAGGCGACGCCCGCCGCCGCTGACTTCCGGAACCCGCCAGCCGCAACACGCCCGACAATCCGGCCATGACCACCGAGGACAGGGCCCACGTCGCACAGCGCGCAGCCGCCGCGCTCGACGCCCTCCTCGCACCACGCTGGACACCGTTGCCCCACCAGATCCCACCACCAGGCAACTGGGGAGGCTGGGTACTTTTGGGAGGCCGAGGCAGCGGCAAGACGGACGCCTGCGCCGCCTACATCGACGCCCACATCAACGGCCCACCCTGCATCCCCGGCCCCGTCCCACACTGGATCGGCATCATCGCCCCCACCCTCGGCGACGCCGCCACCTCCTGCTACGCCGGCCCATCCGGGATCCGCGCACACAGCCCCGGCGCGAAACTCGTCAACGGCCCCGGCGGCCTCACCGTCCGCTGGCCCAACGGCTCCGAAGCGAAACTCTTCGGCGCCCACAGCCCCGAAGACGTCGAACGCCTCCGCTCCGGCGGTAACCGATGCGCCGTCTGGGGAGAGGAACTGGCAGCGTGGCGGCATCTAGACGACGCATGGGACCACATGCGCTTCGGCCTGCGGACCGGGCCGCGCCCGCACTGGATCGCGTCCACCACACCGAAGCCGAAGCCGCTCATCAAGCGCCTGGCGGCCGGTGAGGAGCGCAACGTCGTGCTGACCACGGCCACGACGTACGACAACCCGCACCTTGAACAGCACATCCGCGACCAGCTGGAGGAGACGTACGGCGGCACGCAGCTCGGCCAGCAGGAGCTTCTCGGCCTCATCATGGACCAGGACGAGAACGCCCTCTGGACTCGGGCAATGCTCGACGCTTCCCGGGTGCGGCCGGCGGACGTGCCCGACTTGGCGCGGATCGCGGTCGGCGTCGACCCGTCCGGTGGTGCCGGCGAGCAGGGCATCGTTGTGGTGGGTAAGTCGGGGCTCATCACGCCGCTGCGCCTGGTGTCGGACGACGGTACGGTGCCGGGCCCGGTGCGGCCGGAGCATCACGGGTATGTCCTCGATGACCGGACGTGCAAGCTTCCGCCGGATGGCTGGGGGCGGCGGGCGGTGCAGGCGGCGATCGACTGGGGCGCCGATGAAATCGTGTGTGAGGTCAACTTCGGAGGGGCCATGGCCGTGGCCACGATTCGTACGGCGGCCGATGCGTTGGGCGTGAACATCCCCATCCGTACCGTCACCGCTACCCGGGGCAAGGCGGTGCGTGCGCAGCCGGTTGCCGCACTCACCGCGCAGGGGCGTTGGCATATGGCCGGCGTGTTCCCCGAGTTGGAGGAGCAGCTCGTCACTTGGTATCCGGAGATCGGCTGGTCACCGGATCGACTCGACGGGATGGTATGGCCGGCGTGGCACTTGAAGTTGGTGCGTACGACGGCGGGTGGTCTGGGTTCGTTGGGTGGGGATCTGGCCAGAAAGCAGATTGTTGGCGGGCGGCTACGGTGACGGGCATGAATCCGTGGTTGTTCCTGGTCCTGCTGCCCGCGATGGCGTTGACGACATACCGGTTGACCCGGTTGGTCGTGGCTGACACCTTCCCTCCGGCGTTGTGGCTGCGGGACCGTCTCGTCGGCGGCTGGCGTCCCCTCACCTCGAAGGAGTCGGAGAGTCACCCGCTTCCGGTCATGGAGGAGGGGCAGTCGGCCACCGTGGCACGGCTCGGCGGTTTGACGGTGATCGACGGTCAGATGAACCGGTATGTGGAGCGGGCTCGTTGGGTGCCGCACTGGTTGGCGGATCTGTTGTCGTGCCCGTTCTGCGCTTCGGGGTGGATCGGTGCGGGGGTGGTAGCGGGTGCGTGGTTTGCCCCTGCTGGCGCGTCGGTGCCGGTGCTGTGCTGGTTCTCGGCGTGGGCGATCGGCGGACTGATCGCGGCGCAGGACTGGGCGTAAGTGGGCGCGTAGCATCGTGGGTGCAGGAGAGCGGGCCCGGTCGCTTTCTCGGAGACCGGGCTCGGTGGATGGGTGGCTGAGGGCCGTTCGCGGTGGGCATCGCGGGCGGCCCTCACTCATGCCCGGAATGATCTTCACTGTGCCGCTCCTACCCTCCCTCGCAGACGGCGAGCAGGGAGCGAGCGCACATGGCCTGGTGGCATGCATTCAGTCGACGCGGCACCCCCACGCCCAAACCGCACACGCCCACACAACCCAACGCACTCACCTCCGCCGCAGCCCCCGTCACCAGCCCCCGCACCGAACTCATCCGCAACACCGACGGCTGGCAAGAAGAAGCCTGGGGCTACCACGAGACGCTGGGCGAATTCCGGTACGCCGTCGACTGGGAAGCGAAGATGCTCTCCCGCGTCCGACTCTTCGCCGCCAAACTCGAACCCGGCGCCGACGAACCCGTACGCGCCGACGCCGGAACCGCCGTCGACCTCCTCACCAACATGGCCGGAGGCGTCGCCGGACAAGCCGTCATCATGGACGGCCTCGGCACCCAGCTGTCCGTACCCGGCGAGGGCTACGTCATCGTCGAAAACGTGAACGGCGTGGAGCGGTGGTCGGTGCGCTCCATCGACGAAGTCCGCGTCGCACGCGGCCGGTACGAGGTGACCGACGAGAACGCCGTCAACGGCGCCAACATCTGGCGCCCCCTCGCACCCGACTCACTGAATCCGCTGCGCGTGTGGCGCCCGAACAAGCGCTACCACCACATCGCCGACAGCCCGGCCCGCGCGGCCCGCTCCACCATGCGCGAGCTGGAGCTCGTGAACCGGCACATCATCGCCCAGTACCTGTCGCGGCTCGCGTCGGCCGGGGTGGTGCTCTTCCCCGAGGAGATCACGTTCCCCGTTCGCGAGGAGTTCGCGGACGCCCCTGACCCGTTCATGGCCGAGTGGATCGAGATCGCATCCGAAGCCATCCGGACACCCGGTACAGCGGCAGGGATTGTCCCGCTCCCGATGAAGCTCCCGGGCGAGTGGATCGACAAGGTGAAGCACGTCGACTTCACCCTGAAGATCGACGAGAAGATCATCGAGAAGCGCGAGTCCGCCATCAAACGGCTCGCCTCCCAGCTGAACATCCCCGCCGAAATCCTCCTCGGCATGGGCGACGTTAATCATTGGGGGGCATGGCAACTGGAGGAGGGCGCCCTCAAAACCAACATCGCCCCCGAAGCCGAGCTGATCGCGCAGGCGCTTACCACCGGCTACCTCCAGCCCCGGCTCCGGGCGTCCGGCGTCGAGGACTGGGCGAGCTGGGTCGTCTGGTACGACATGTCGGAACTCACCCTCCGCCCCGACCGCTCCGACGACGCCATCGCCCTCTACGACCGGCTCGAACTCAACGGCACCGCACTGCGCCGCGAGACCGGCTTCGACGAGGCCGACAAGCCGACCAACGAGGAACTCAAGGAACAAGCCCTCAAGGTCATCATCCACACGCTGCCGTCCGGCGCCGGATCCGCCCTCACCGAACTCATCGGCGAACAGGTCACCATCGCCGCGACCGCGCCCATCGCCCCGGGCAAACAACCGGCGCCGGAGCCCCCACCGGAAGAGCGCACGCCACCCGATCCCGAAGCCGCCCGCGCAGTGACGGCACAGGCCCGCGAAGACCGCATGGTCCGACAGTCCCGCGAACTACACGCCGTCAGGTTCACGGTCGGCCGGGCGCCGGATCTGCTGCACCCGGCCGGCTGTACGCAGCACGCCTACAGCTGCCCGTTCACGCATGCCGTGGTGAAGCTCGACGCGCTGCCGCGCCCGGGGACGTCCGGGACGTACGAGGTGCGGCTCGACACATTCGGCCGTCTGGCGATCGGCCGGCTTGCCCCGCATCTGGATACGAGCGGGTTCCTGTCCACCTCTCCTCGGAGTTCCAATGGGTTCGCTCACAGCCGCGGCTGATGGCTCGCACATGTCTGGCGCGATGATCGCGTTGATGCCGACCGTGGAGGATGCGGCCCGGTTGGCGATCGAGGGCGGCGAGGCCGCGGATCAGCTGCACCTGACGCTGCGGTACCTCGGTGACGGCGCCAACTTCGACGAGGCCGCGCGTACCGCGATCGTCGACTCGGTGCGGATGCTGACGGAGGGCATGCCGCCGATCGTGTCGAAGATCTTCGGTGCGGCGCACTGGAACGGGGGCGGTGACGAGCCGTCGTGGGTGTGGTCCGTCGGCGACGATCCGGAGCGCGGCCCGTCGCTGGAGGCGGCGCACGGTATGGCGGAGGAGGCGCTACTGATGGCGCCCATGGATGTGGAAATTCCGGAGCCGCACACGCCGTTTGCCGCGCATATCTGTGCCGCGTACTCCGACGAGCTGGACCTCATCATCCCCATGGAGGAGCGGCTCGGCCCGGTCACTTTCGACCGAGTTCGGGTGGCGTTCGCCGGGGACCACACCGACACCCCCCTTGGTGGGCCCGTCACGGCCGCAGCCGGGCCGCTGCGCCGTCGGCCCACCGAGTTGGAGCTCGCCTCCCGCGTCGACTTCGCGCAGATGGACAAGGCGTGGCATGAGGCCGTTGACGGCACGGTGGAGGCGTGGGCCAGCGTGCAGGAGGCGATGCGCGCCGAGGTCACCGCCAGCATCCAAGCCGCAGCTGAGGCCGACGACCTGGACCGGCTCGACGGCCTCGCCGTGGACACCGAGGACGGTTCCCGGCTCCTGATCGCCCGCATGATCGCCTACGCGCGGGAGGCAGGCGACGCACAGCAAGCTGAGGCCGAAGCCCAGGGCGTCACCGTCCCGGAGTGGTCGCTGGACGACGAGGCGCTCACTGCGGCTGCGATCCGTGACCGGCTGCGGCAGGTCGGCCGTACTGTCGCGCGTGGCCTCGGGGTGGGACTGGTGCAGTCCGCGGTCCGGCAGGCGATGCGCGTGTGGGGCTCCGGTACGGCGCAGCAGGTGGCCGCGCAGGTGGATGAGCACCTTGCCGGGCTGTCGGGTGCGGCAGCTGAGGAGCAGGTCGGTGGGGCGATGAGCGTCGCGCAGAACGAGGGGCGCCTCGCGGTGCTCGCGGTCGCGCCGCCCGCCACGTACACAGCTTCGGAAATCTTGGACAAATCATCATGTAAGCCATGTCGTGACATCGACGGCACCGAGTACGACACCCTCACCGCGGCCCGCACCGCATACCCGTCCGGCGGCTACACGGGCTGCCTCGGCGGCTCGCGCTGCCGGGGCGCGTTGGTCACCGTGTGGCCGCAGGGCAGTGAGCAAGCCGCCGCCGGAATGATCTTGGCTGCGAGTGCGTCCACAATGCCGCCGACAAACCACGAAGGAGGCGGCGCCGTGCCGTACCGCATCGAGCAGGAGCACCCGGACTGCGGTGCCGACAAGCCGTACGCCGTGGTGAAAGAAGCCGACGGCGAGCTGATGGGCTGCCACGACAGCGAGGCCGCAGCCATGGAGCAGCAGGCCGCCCTGTACGCCGAGGAAGGCGACGACAAGCCCGCAGACGACGGCGACGACATGGACTATGCGGGCAAGACCGCCCCCTGGCGCGGTCCCCTCGCCATCGAAGGGCAAGTCACCGGCGACGGCCGCGAGTTCGCCCCCGACGCGCTCACCTGGGCCGAACTTCCCGTGCCGCTGCGATGGAACAAGGAAGACTCCCACGGCGGCGACCCGAAGACCGTAGCCGTCAACGTCGGCCGCATCGACAGCATCTGGCGCGACGGCAGCCTCATCATGGGCGAAGGCGTCCTCGACCTCTCCGACGACGACGGACGCAAGGTCCACGGCAAGATCCTCGGCAAGTTCCTCCGCGGCGTCAGCATCGACGCCGACTCCATCGCCGACGCCGACGTCGAATTCGTGTGGCCCGAAGACGCCAACGAGGGCACCGGAGACGGCGACGAGGGCGACCTGCTGGAGATGCTCTTCGCGCAGCCGGAGAAGATGATTTTCCACGGCGGACGCATCCGGGCCGCAACTCTCGTCGACATCCCCGCGTTCGCCGAGGCGTACATCGCACTCCTTGATGAGCAGGGGGCGGTGGTGGCCGGCGGCCAGCCGATCGGCGCCGAAGCGCTCCAGGCGCTGGCAGTGCAGGATCTGGGTGCGGTCGGCACCCACGACACGGCCACCTCCGACGGGCCGTGGGACGTGGGCGTGAACGAGAAGCGCATCGACGGGCCGCTCACGCTGGCCAAGGCGCGGGCCGCATACGGCTGGTACGACGGCGGCGCGGTCGAGGACGGCGAACTGGCGAAGTCCGCGGCGAAGTTCCTCCACCACGAGATCAACGCCGACGGCACCGTGGGCCCGGCGAACTTGACCGCCTGCTCCTCTTCGATCGGTGCCTTGCACGGCGCCCGTGGTGGTACGTCCATTCCGGAGGCGGACCGGCGTGGCGTGTACGACCACGTTGCGGCGCATCTGCGGGACGCCGGGCGTGAGCCGGAGCCGTTCCGTTCCCTGCGTGCTGTCACCGCTGGCGCACCGGCCTCGCATCCGGCGATGACCGGCCTGTGGAAGCCGCCCGCCGAGTGGTTCAGTAACCCGGAGCTGCCGTTCTACTGCGGGATCGTTGTCACCGACCAGGGGCGCCTGTACGGGCATGCGGCACCGTGGGGGGCCTGCCACATCGGGTTCGACGGCGAGTGCGTCACTGTCCCGCGGGAGAACGAGCACTCGCACTACATGACCGGTGAGACGGTCTGTGACGACGGCTCGCGGGTGGCGGTCGGCCAGGTCACTGTCGGAACAGGGCATGCTCCGCTGCATTTTGGGGCGCAGCCTGCGGCGGAGCACTACGACAACACGGGCAGTGCGGTCGCTGATGTGGCGGTCGGCAACGACAAGCACGGCATCTGGATCGCGGGTGCGATCCGGCCGAACGCGGATCCGCTGAGCGTGTACGAGCTGCGGGCGTCGGGGCGGGTGTCGGGTGACTGGCGGCGGATCGGCGGCCAGTTGCGGATGGTGGGGATGCTCGGCGTGAATGTGGCTGGGTTCCTGGAGGAGGCGAAGATGCGGACGCTGGTTTCTGCCGGGCGCCCGCAGGCGCTTGTGGCGGCTGGTGTTCCGAAGCAGCGGTGGGCGATGTCGAAGGACGAGTCGGAGCGTCAGGCGATGCGGATCGTGATGCGCATGCTGTCCCGCCGCGTACACCCGGGGAGGTGAGAGCGAATGTGCAGTTGCAATAAGAGGCGTCGTCCGGCACCCCCGCCGCCGCCCCCTCCAAGTCTCTGACCTTTAGTTATGCGGTCCGGCCAACCTAATTGGACGTTGGCCGGACTGTGTGCTATGCGCTAGCCTTCGCAAACAAAGGGCGCCAAACCGCAAGGCGCACACCCCTTCACAGCGGAGGACTCAGTGCCCGAGGAACTCTTCAGCGCCCCGTCCGACCTCACCCTCGTCAGCGACAGCGACCTCGCCGAACTCGAAACACGCGGCGCAGCAGAGTTCGCCCGCATCGAACAGAACGACGTCGACCCCCAGTCCCTCGCCTACGCGACGACTCTCGCCGACGACCTCGACGCCATCCGCGCCGAACTCAAGGTCCGCGAAGTCCGCGCCCAGGCGAACTCCGACCTCCAGCGCACCCGCGTCGGCGAGAAGCTCGCCGCACTCAGGGAACGCGTCAACGGCACCGACGGCCAGGGTGCGGCCAGCACCCAGACCGCAGCCCCCGTCGACACAGACGCCATCGCCGCCGCCGCCGCACAGGGCGTCGCCGCCGAGTTCGTCAAGATCTTCACCAGCGGGCGAGGCGGCAACGGCCTCGGCGCCGTCGCCAAGCGCGCCACCGCCTCCCTCGCCGAGACCGCGCAGCACGCGCCCGCGCCGAAGGTCCCCAACGCCAAGCTCGCCGTCACCGCCTCCGTGGACATCCCCGGCGTCGCCCACGGCGGGGAACTCCCCACCCTGCGCGCCCTCGCCGACGTCGTGTCCCGCAAGGCGAAGTCCATGCCGGTCACGCAGAACAACCCCAACCACCAGCTCGTCGCCAGCATTCGCAACGACTTCGGGCACACCATCGACGACCGCACCAGCCCGGCGCAGGTCCGCGACCTCATCGACTTCCTCACCGGCCCCGACAAGCAGCAGGCGCTGGTGGCCGGCGGCGGATGGTGCGCCCCCTCCGAGATCCGCTACGACTTCTTCAACATCGCCTGCGAAGACGGCATGATCGACCTCCCCACGTTCGGCGTGAGCAGGGGCGGCATCCAGTTCCCCGTCTCCCCGAGCCTCGCCGACGCCCTCGGCGGCGGCACCGCCTTCGCCGAATTCGCCGCCACCCTCTCCAACACCTCAACGCCGTTCCTGTGGACCGAAGCCGACGACATCGCCGCCGCCACCGGCTCCCCGACGAAGCCGTGCATCCGCGTGCCCTGCCCGGACTTCGACGAAGAGCGCCTGGAGTGCTACGGCTACTGCCTCACCGCGGGCAACTTGACCGACGACGCCTACCCCGAGGCCACGCAGCACATGCTGCAACTCCTCATGTCGGCGCACTCGCACGTCATCAACGCCCGCCTCATCGCGCTGATGCTGCTTGGCTCCAGCGCCACCACCACCATCGGCGGCCAGACCGACGACTCCGCCGCACCCCGCATCTACAACGCGGTCGGCATGGCGGCCACCGACTACCGCGCCAGGTTCGGTATGTGCATCGACGACGTCCTCGAAGTCGTCCTGCCGTACTGGGTCCGCGAAGTCATCCGCGCCGACCTCGCATGGAAGGCGGGCGTCGAACTGCCTGCCGTCTCCAACGCGGAGGTCGACTCGTACTTCGTGGCCCGCAACGTGCGCGTCCAGTGGGTCAACGACTGGCAGGTCCGCGGAGCGAGCCAGTTCGGCAACGCCACCCCCATGACCGCATGGCCGACCACCGTGGACTTCCTCATCTACGCGGCCGGCACGTTCATCCACGGCAACGGCCTCTCTCTCGACCTCGGCGTGATCCGCGACTCGGTTCTCAACGAGACCAACGACCACACCGCCGCCTGGTCCGAGGAATGCCACCTTGTCGCCCGCGTCGGCCACGAGTCCCGCCGCTACACCGTGCCGTTCAACGTCAAGGGCAGCACCGGCGCGATCCTCGGCGACGAAGCCCGCGTCTGATCCCGACCGGTGTACGAGCGAGCAGGAAAGAGGTGAGCGACGATGGCCGGAGCACGCCAGATCATCGCACCGCCGACGTTCACCGCCCTGCCGTACGGGCTGTGGGACTCGATTCAGCACCCGGCGCCTCCGCCGCACTGGCAGCAGGGTGTCACCTGGATCGAGCACTGCCCCACCGCGGACACGACGTACGACGAATGCCTCGCCGTCACCGGCACCGGCGGCGCACCGCCCGAACCGCCGGCCAAGACCGGCAACGTCGAGCAGACGTTCCGGGGCGCTACCCCGTTCACGGTGTACGCCGAGTTCGAATGCTCCCCGGTGGGCGTGGCCGAGGCAGGTTCGGTTGCCGGGGATGCGCTGGCCCGGGTGGAGCAGCAGCAGGTGGAGACGGCGTTCTGGACGGGCACCGCCGGCGGCCAGCCGGTGGTGTTCCCGCACCTGGCGGCGGACACCGAGGTGCTGGACTCGCAGGACATTGTGCTTCAGCCCGTCGCGTCCCCGGCGGTGACGGGCGCCGATGTGGCGCACGCGCTCGGCGAACTGGAGCAGGACCTCGCCGCCTGCTACGCCGGACAGGGCCTCATCCACGTACCCCGCATCGCTTTGCCGACTCTCGCCGCGGCCTACCTGGTTGTCGAGCGGGATGGGCGGCTGTACACCCCGGCCGGTAATCAGATCGTGGTCGGCGGCGGCTACACCGGCAGCGGCCCCGACGGTGCTGCCCCGGCCGCCGGAACGACGTGGATTTACGCGACCGGTGCCGCGTTCGGCTACCGCGGTGACGTGTTCCTCACGGAGCTCCGTGACTCGCTGGACCGGTCCGCGAACACCATCCGCATGATCGCCGAGCGCACCTACGTGCTCGGCCACGAGTGCTGCCTGCTGGCTGCGCACATCGTCCTGGGCGTGCCCACCGAGTAGGAGAAGAACACCATGGCTGCTACTTCTACGTGCGCAACCCCCATCAAGGGCACGCACCTGCGGATCATCGCTCTTGACGCCTGCGGCGTACCGGTCACCGGCGATTCTGGGCTGGTCGCCGTAACGTCCGGGTTCGTACAGGTCGAGATGGAACCCGACTACGAGGACGGTGAGGAGTTCTTCGAGCGCACCGCCAGCGGCGCGGCATGCGTGAACCAGAAAGACGACCCCACCCTCAAGCGCATGGGCCTGACCGTGCAGATGTGTGAGGTCAACGTCTCCGCGATCTCCTACATCATCAGCGCACGCGAACTGACGACCGGTACGCCGACGACAGGCACCGGCTTCGCGGTCGCCGAGGGCAACCCGACGAACCGGTTCAGCATGGAGGTGTGGCAGGAGGTCGCCGGGTCCGGGGCGTGCGACGCGTCGGGGAATCAGCGGTACATCTACCACGCGTGGCCGAACGTGGGTGCCACCCAGATCGGCTCGTACACCATCGAGAACGGCCGCTCCACGTTCGAGTTCACCTCGGAAACCCGCGGCGCTTCGGCAACGTGGGACACGCTCGTCGGCGAGGACTTCCTCCCGGCCGGGGAGAGCGTCGACATCGACGAGCATTGGGTGTGGAACGTGACCACGGCCACGCCGCCCACAGTGGCGTGTGACCCGACCACGCTCGCCGCATAACCCAGCAGCGGAGCACTGATGGCGCTCGCCCAGTACACGGACACGTTCTGGTTCCCCACGGGTGCCATCGCCGCGAACATTGCGGCAAGGGTGTTCCCGAAGGCCTCCAGTGCCCTGGCCACCCTGTGGGCGGACGCGGCCGGAACCATCCCGCTGGCCAACCCGACCACCACCAGCGGGGCCGGAGTGCTGTCGTTCTGGGCGGAGTCCGGCGAGTACTGGGTCCACCTGGACTCTGAAACCTTCGGCGTCACGGTCGGCATGTCACAGGAGCAGGCCGACCTGTCCACCGGGATTGCGTCCGGCGGAGAGATCAACGCCAGCGCAGTGCCGTCCTCCGTGGACGTCACCGCAGTGGACGGCTACATCGTCAACTACCTCGCCGGTACTCAGGCCGAGCCGGTCATCACCCGCGTGAAGACTGCCGCGCAGACTGTCGCTTTGGATGCTGCGGCGTTGCTGCGGACGACGACGTGGTGGCTGCTGGACTCCACCGGGGCTGTGATCCAGCAAGCGGCCAAGCCCGATGCGGTGCAGCGGCGCACGCACATCATGCTGGGCGTGACTGCGCAGGTCGGCGGAGTCGTCGTCGTTGACCAGTCTCTCCCTGTGATCCTCGCCGGGCAGGCGAACCAGGTAGTCGACCTGATGGAGTCGCTGGGCCCGTTCAACATCTCCGGGAACCTGATCTCAGCCAACGGCGCCAACCTGACGATCAACCACAGTTCCGGGACCGTGTTCAGCCGGGCCTTCGGCTATTTCATCTCCGGCGTCCTGACCAACAGCCCACACATCGTCACCACGCAGGCGCAGACTCCGGCCGACTTCATCTATGTCACCCAGACCACCATTGTCGCCGGAGCTTTGACCAACCTCGTTGACGTGGCCAGCTACGACAATAGCGGCGTGATCACTGCGATCGGTGGCGGCGCAAACCGGTCCAGCGTGCACCGCGTCTACCTATTCCCCAACAACGATCCGCAGCGTCAGCTGATCATTCAGTACGGGCAAGCGCCGTATACCAGCCTCGACGAAGCTGTCGCCAACGTGAACGTCGAAGCATTCACCGAAAACCCGTCCTTCATCCAGGGCGGCGGCATCCTGATCGCGTTCATCGCAGCCACCCGGACAGCGACCGACCTATCCGATCCGGACCAGGCGAAAATCCTGGGGGCTGCGAGGTTCGGCGCGGGCGCGGTCGGGCAAGAGGCGCTGGCCGGGTTCGCCATGCTGTCGGGCGCCGCGTTCACGGGCGCGGTATCAGTCAACGACGCAGACCTTTCGGTCCTCGACACCGGAGTGAAGGGATACCGGTTCCGCCAGGGTGGATCCGCCCTGGACCTGGAGGCGTCGGGCGCTGACCTCCTGTTGTCGAACTGGTCCGGCACCGCCTTCAACGGCACGCAGTACTCGCACAGCCGGTATTCCTCCGGGGCCCTGGCACAGCAGCAGGCCGGGCTGGTGGAGTTCGTCGACGCCCTGTACGGCACGGTCCGACACACCCTCAACGGGGTCGCCAACACGGCCGGGTTCTTTGGAGTGGCGCCAGTCTCCCGTCCGGTCGTGACCGGTTCGCGGGGCGGCAATGCGGCGCTCGCGTCGCTGCTTACCGGCCTTGACTCGCTCGGCCTGGTCGACGACCAGACCACCGCCTAGGGGACCCCACCATGCCGGTCATCAATCCAACTCCTCAGACCACGCCGGGTGGTGCCGGCGACATCACCGGGCCGTGCGCAGACTGGCCCGTCACCTGGACCTGCGACCTCGACACACTGAACCCGGCCGTGACCGGGATCGCCGTCTCTATGGCCACGGAGACTCTGTGGGCGTTGACGGGTATGCGGTTCGGTGTCTGCCAGGTGACGCTCCGCCCGTGCGCCCGCGACTGCCAGACCGGTTCGTTCTACGACGACTTCGGGCCGCCGTGGGCGTCGGGCTCCTATCCGCAGCCCGCGCTGATCGGGGGGCTTTGGTACAACCTGACGTGCGGTTCCTGCGCGGGCGACTGTTCGTGCACCGAAGTGTCTGAGGTGCGGCTGCCGGCCCCGGTGAACACGATCGTCGAGGTGCTGATCGACGGCACGCCGATGGTGTCGGGCGCGTACCGCATCGACAACAACCGGCTGTTGGTGCGCACAGACGGGCAGCGCTGGCCGCGCTGCAATGACTTGAACCTGGACGACACCGAAGTGGGTACCTGGTCGGTGACGGCGACGTACGGGGAGTCGCTGCCGGAGGGCGCGTCGCTGGCGGTGGGCCAGTTGGCGTGCGAGATCGCGAAGGCTGCGGATGGCGGGGACTGCAAGTTGCCGGCCGGATTGCAGCAGCTCGTACGCCAGGGGGTGACGATCTCGTATCCGGATGTGGGTGAGCTGTTCCGGCAGGGGCGGACGGGCCTGTATCTGGTGGACATGTTCGTGGCGACGTGGAATCCGTACGGGCTGAGACAACGCTCGCGGGTGTACAGCGTGGACCGGCCGACGGTACGTAGAGCGGGGACCTGACATGCCGATGATCTCTGGCGAGCTGAAGTGGTACACCGTTGCCTCACGCCTGGAGCAGGCGATCTACGCCGAACTCACCGTCGCCCCCGACCGGCACGGTGTCGTCCCCGGGGCGATCGCCTGGGACGCCTGCGACTGCGGTCTCCTCGCCGTGTCCGTCGGCCAGATCTACCCGACCGAGCAGTTCCCCAACCCGGCGCAAGCCCGCGTCGGCAACGGCTGCGACGCGCCATGGGAAGCCGCCGAGATCATCATGCAGGTGGTGCGGTGCACCCCCACCCACGACGACCAAGGCAACCCGCCCACCACAGCCGCACTCGACACGTCCGCCCGCGAGATCCTGACCGACGCGCATCAGATGATGCGCGCCGTCTCCACCACCCTGTGCCAGATGAACAGGGACCGCGAGATCTCCGACTTCGTCATGCGCGCCAACGCCCCGCAGGGCCCGTCCGGTGCGTGCGGCGGCAACGAACTGCGCGCCGTCGTCTCCCTCCCACGGAACTGAGGACGCTCATGTTCACGGTGTCGACTAGCTTCAACCTCGACCGGACTCGCATCGAACGCATGCTGCGCCTGCCCGGCGGCCTGGTCTACCGCAACATGGAACGCCGCGTCCGCCGCGTCGAAGCCGAAGCCATCCGCCGAGCGCCCGGCCGCATGGGACGTGACATCCGCGCACAGATCCAGCGCGGCCCCGGCGGCGACTTCCGAGGAGTCATCAACGTCCGTCACCCCGCAGCCATCTATGTCACCGGGGGAACGCGCCCGCATCAGATCCGTCCGCGCAGGCCAGGCGGCGTTTTGCGGTTCACGGTGAACGGACAGGTCGTGTACGCGCGGCTCGTCAACCATCCCGGTACGAAACCCAACGACTTCCTACGGCAGGCGTTGCGCGCTGCCCTGTAACGCTCCGGAATGATCATGCGCGGGCGGTACCTACCGTCCACCCCATGACCGACATCGCCGCCACCCCAACACCCATCATGGACTTCACCGAGGAACACCAGCGCGTCCTCTTCCGCATCGACGACGACGTCTTCGAAGCCGCACGCGCCCTCCCCGGGAAAACCCTCGCCCGCTTCGCATCCCGCTTCGCCAACGTGGAGAAAGCCGGCCACGAGGAGCAGATCAACGCGATTGGCGACGCCCTCGGCCTAGTCCTCCTGCCCGACTCCAACGCCCGCTTCCAGAAACGGCTGGAAGACCTCGAAAACCCCATCGGCCTGGAGCAGGCCGGACGCATCATCGAGTGGCTTATGGAGCAGTACGGCCACCGCCCTACCGAGCCGTCCTCGGACTCGTCCACTGGGCCAGCCAGCCCGGTATCTGGCACGAGCTCGACGGACGCGCAGCCGCAGCCGGTATCGATCCCGGCGACCTTCCAGCCGACCGCTTCCTGAACCTCATCTACGCCGAAATGCTTCAGCGCCTGCATGTCCGCGAGGGACAGACACCGGATGCCGCCCGCAAGCGGTTCGACGGGCAGCTCGACGTGCGCGCGTGGGTGACACCCGGCACCGAAGCCAAGGAAACCGTGGCCCGGGACCCGAAGGCCCCGTGGTGGTGGGACAACGCTGAAGACGCCAGCCAGCCCTTCATGGCTATGGCCCGCGCAAGGGGAATGATCGAATGAGCAGCCCCGCCGGAGACGGCCTCGTCGGTGACGCCAGCATTCGCGTCGACGCCAACACCGACCCGGCGGTCCTCGCCCTGGCCCGTTTCTCACGCGACGCCCAAGGCCGCATCCGTGACGTCCGCGGCCGGTTCGTGGCCGACGGCACGATCATCAACCGGTCGCTCATCAGCGCAGCCGGAGGAGGCGACCGCTTCGGCGGATCACTGCGTTCCCTGGCATCCGTCGCGGGCAGCGTAGGCGGGATCCTCGGCAAAGTCGGCCTGACCCTCGGCAAAGTTGGTGCCGCCGCCGGTACCGCGGCCCCGCTCCTCGCGGGCATCGTGACCACGTTGCAGAACGTCGCCCCCGCCGGCGCGGTCGCGGTTACCGGAATGCTCGCCGTCACCCAGGCATCGGCTGCTATCAAGCTCGGCATGGTCGGCGTGGAGGAAGCCGTCAGCTCGGCCTTCGACACCAGCGAGGAAGGCGCGAAAAAGTTCGACGAGGCGCTGAAGAAGCTCGCACCGAACGCCCGCGCCTTCGCCCTCCAGGTCCGCACTCTGGCTCCGGCGTTCCGCGAATTTCAGCAGGGCGTACAGAACAAGCTGTTCACCGGACTCAGCCAGGAACTCGGACGGCTCTCCACGTCCGTGCTCCCCGTCCTGCGCAAGAACATCAACGACACGGCCACCACCCTCAACCGCATGGCGCTCGGCGCCACCGGAGCGGCCCGCTCACTCGCCACCAGCGGCACCCTCGGCAAGGCGATGGCCGGCGCGAACCAGGGTCTGGCGAACCTACAGAAGACCCCTGGGCAGGTCGTCACGGCACTGGGGCAGCTCGCGGCTGCGGGTGCGCCGGCGTTCGACCGCTTGACGGGTGCGGTAGCCGACGTTGCGACGAAGATCAGTGACCGGCTCAGCGGGGCGTTCAAATCCGGCGCGTTGGAGGACGCCGTCAATACGGCGGTCGATCTGCTGAAGGATCTCGGCACGGTCGTCAGCAATGTGTTCGGGGCGCTCGGCAATATCCTGGCCCCGGTCCAGGCGGCTGGAGGCGGTCTCGTCGGCACCCTCGTGGAGATCACTGGGGCGTTGAAGGACGCGACGGGGACGCAAGCATTCCAGTCCGCGATCGGATCCCTCGCGGGCGTCATGGGCACCCTCGCGCGCACCGTCGGCCCGCTGCTGGGGCAGGTCCTGTCTACGATCGCCCCGATCTTCATCGAACTCGGCCCTCCCGTCGAGCGGCTCATCACGGCCCTCGGCGCGGGACTGTCCCCGATCATCACCGGACTGCGCCCAGTCCTGGCCGCGGCCGCTGACGCGCTCGGTGTTCTCATCGACGCCGTCTCCCCCCTCCTGCCCATCGTCGGCAACCTCATCGCGTCGCTGCTGCCGCCACTGGTGCCGCTACTGCTGTCCATTGGCGACGTGTTCGCGCAGGCCGCCCCGATCGTGAAGCTGGTAGCCGACGTCCTGGCCAGGGCACTCGCGCCGATCTTCGCCCAGCTCCCGGCGATCATCACACCGGTGGCGAACCTGTTGACCATGCTCGCCGGGACCCTCTTCCCGGTCCTCGCCCAAGTTGTCCTCGCGATCGCCCCGTCACTCACACGCATCGGCCAGTCATTCGGGCAGCTCCTCGCCGCCGTCGCACCGTTGCTGACGATCCTGGGCGAACTCATTGGCGGCGTTCTCGTGGCCCTGTTGCCGCTCCTCACGCCGATCATCGACATGGTGGCGCAGCTCGCCGCCGTGTTCGCCGACCAGCTCGCGAATGCCCTCAACAACGTGGTCATCCCTGCGGTGCAGTTGGTGACAGCACTGTTGCAGGGTGACGCGTCGGCTGCATGGCAGGCCTTCAAGGACCTCCTCGGTGGAATCGTCCGCTACCTGATCGATTCGTTCAAGAACTTCGGCCGCGTCATCGGGATCGTCCTCAGCACCCTCCTCGACGTGGTGAAGCAGCTACCCGGCAAGATTTTTGCCGCACTCAGTGTTCTCTTCGGTGGCCTCTTCCAGATCGGCAAGGTCGCCTGGGACCGCTTCAAGCAGGTTGCCATCGCGGGCGGCCTCGCAGTGATCACCTTCGCCCGATCCCTGCCCGGACGTGTACGCAGCGCACTCACCAGCCTCGGCGGCCTCCTCGCCACCTTGGCAAGCGGCGCCCTGAACCGCTTCAACTCCGCCGTACGCACCGGCGCAGACAAAGCCATCGCCTTCGCCCGCGGCATCCCCGGCAAGATCCGCAGCGGCTTCGGCGCCGTCGGCGGTTTCCTGGCCAGCGCAGGCCGCGACCTCATCCGAGGAATGATCAACGGCGTCAAGGACATGGCCGGAAGCCTCATCTCCGCAGCCAAGGACGTAGTCGGCGGAGCCATCGACGGAGCCAAGAGCCTGCTGGGGATCAGCTCTCCGTCGAAGGTATTCGCAGAGATCGGACGCGACACCGGGCGCGGCTTCATCAACGGCCTCACCGGAACCCGCGACCAGATCAACCGCACCGCCACCACGATCGCGGCCAGCATCACCAAAGCATTCCGCGGACAAGCCACCCGCACCGACGACCGCCTCGTCACCCTCGTCCAGCAGGGCAACCGGCGCTTGCAGACCCTGGCCCGCGAACGCGACCGGATCGCCCAGCAGGTCGCCGCCGCCCAAAAGTTCGCGGGCGACCTGACACAGCGCGCCAGCACCTCCTTCTCTCTGTCGTCCCTGGCCGGACAGGAAGGCCTCAGCGCGGGCACGATCGAAGCTGGCCTGCGGCGCGGGAACAAGGCGATCCGGGACTTCGCGAAAAATATCCGCGCACTCCAGGCCAAGGGCTTGTCGAAAGGCCTGCTGCGGCAGTTGCTGGAGCTGGGGCCGGAGCAGGGTGGGGCGCTCGCGCAGACCTTGGCAGATCAGGGCAAGGACTACATCAAGCGGATCAACTCGTTGCAGGGCAGCGTCACGCGGTCCAGTACGGCGCTCGGCAAGCTCGGCGCGGATGCCCTGTTCGATGCGGGCAAGGAGGCCGGCCGGGGTTTCCTGACGGGGTTGCGGGCGCAGCAGAAGCAGATCGAGCAGCTGATGCTGTCGATCGCGAAGGGCATGCAGAAGGCGATCCGGAAAGCTTTGGATATCAAGTCCCCGAGCACGGTGATGGCGGAGGTGGGCCGGCAGTCGACGCTCGGTCTCGCACTCGGCCTGAAGGACCGGCTACCTCAGGTGCAGCAAGCGGTGGCCGCCTTGTCGAGCAGCGTCGCCGGGACAGCAGGGAACCTGCGCGCCGGCGCGCCCGCCCTCACCGGGGTCGGGGCGCTCCCGGTCGG